TGGGCGCGGGGTTCAGATACTGCACAAAGCTGCCCACCGGGTTCGCGTTCAGGTTTTTCACACCGATGCTTGCCCCCACTGTGCCCAGGCTCTCCGGCTGCAGCAGCTTGTCCTGGTCGTACACCACCGTGGGAAAGCTGTACCGCTTCACGCAGATGGCCCGCCGCGCCAGCGTGCGGTTCACCTCGATCTGGTTCGGAATCAGCGTTTCCACAACGCCCACGCCCCGGGCGCTGCCCATTTTTTCTTCCCAGCGCATGCCGCACACCGGGTAAACGTCCAAACCGTTGATTTTCTCCATGGGCCGGTAAATAACGGTCTCCGTTGAACGGCAGAACTCCATGCCATCTGTTGTCTTGCGCATGAACAACAGGCTTGTGCATTTCCCGTTGTCCGTCTGCACCTCGTCGGCACTCGTAACGCCTAACTGCGTTTCGTCCGCTTCATCGGATACGATCATACGGATATCCGCTTCGTTTATCCCATTTTCCTTCGCCTGTTTACGCACGCTGTCCACAGGCACGCGCTCGGCAATGATAATCCATTCCTGTTCTTCCAGGTTCGGCTCCTGCTCGTTGGCCAAATACAGCGAAGTCTTATCAATCAGCCTCATTTTCAGCCGTGGCGTCATGTCTGTTACTACGCTGTTGCTCGGCTTTCGGTCATCAAAGCAGTACAGATAATGATCTCCCGTGATGCAAGCATTTTTCACAACGGCCCATTTCTTGCTGTCCAGTTTGCCCTTTTCCCACTGCGCCGCCGCGAACTCCGTCAATGCGTCGCAAATCTCGGCTTTCTGCGGGTCGTCATCCATTGGAGAAAATATGATCGCCGTATCGTTCATCGCTACCATGGCAATTTTGTACCGGCAGATGGGCTTGATAAAGTTCAGCACCGGTAATTCCTCATCTCCGGACTGCAGCCCGTGCCACTGGTCGCCCTCGTAAAAGCGGTGGCATTTTTCCGTCAGCGTGTACATGTTCGCTTTGTTGTGATGGTCCTTGCCCGCCTGGTACTTGCGCCAGATGTCCGTACACTCTTTTTCCTGCATCATTTAACCACCCTCTGGCCTTTCCCGGTCCCGTCATATGCATCGATGTTCGCCAGAATCGTGTCATATTTGTCCGTGCGCTTTACCGTAGCTTTAACAGGCATCTTCGCAGGCTCCGGAGCAATTCCTTCCTGCACATGCATACCGTCCCGCAGCCCGAGGCGGTAGCAGTATACGCACAGCGCCGCCATACCGCATACCGCCAGCGCCAGAACAAACGTTAAAACGTCAGATAACATGATATTTCCCTCCTTGCCCCAGCGGTCCCGCCATGGGCTTCTTTATGCTGAAATCATCCCGCAGGATATCGTGCGTCTGCTTTTTGGGAGCCTGCGCCGCCGTGCTCCAATAGGTGCAGAACCCACGCAGCGCATCCGGTGCATGCGTCAGCTCATGCGGCTCATTTGCCACATCCTCCGGCTTTTTCTCGTCATGCTGTACAGCCGGAAGCGTGCGAATGAGATTTATACAGGTGTCGAAGATGCGCAGCCCCGGAGACGTTCCGCCCTGCTCGTCCGGCCGCAAAGCCAGAAATTCCCGCACCGCCAGCCATCCAGCCACACGGTCGTTCCCGGTCTTTGTCAGTGCGACGCCATTCTCAAAAAATATTTCCGCCGCGCTTTTCCCCGTGTCCTGCCTTCGGTTCCACAGGTCCGGCGGTGCCAGCCATGTGTATATATCGTCATCACCGTTTATCTCCAGCATCCGCCGTGCCGCCTCGCTGATGATGTGGCCCTGTTTATTGGCTCCCTTGCCATTGTCCCGGCCCTCGTATAGCTCCTTATACACCACGGCGCGCCCCTGCTCGTCCACAGCCACCCAAAGTGCCGCCAGCATGTCCATGCCGTAATCCAGCGTCACATAACGCCGCCAGTGCGCCGGTATGCCGTGCGGCCTGCACACATGCACATTGCGGTCAAATTCCGCGAAATACTGCCCCTCGAAGATGTCCCAGTCTCCATCTCGTAAAGCCCGCCTATTTGTTTCGTCAAGGTTTTCAAGCCGTGTCAAATATTCCGGGTCTCTGTCCATCAAAAATTTGTTATCCATAATCTTTGACGGTAAAAACAGCCTTGTGCCTGTGGAGAGCGTATGTATAATGTCTGCTTGGCCAATGTCAATAAAACGGTCTTTAACCCATGCATGGCCCACTCCACCAGGATTTGTACTGCTTTTGACTGCCTTTGGAAAATCGTTTGCTCCACGTACACGAGAAATAAGATAGATATACATGCTCTCGGTAAAATGCGTCAGCTCGTCGAAGCGTATCACATCGTATTCTGCCCCTTGATAGCGATAGACATCTTTTTCCGCATCGCAATATCCAAACTCTAAGACAGACCCGTTTGCGAATGTCCCTCTATGACTTGTAGCCGAATACCTGTATAAAGCGCGTGGATAAAACTTGAGATGCTCAAAGATAAGCGACCGCTCCAAATCTGGATAAGTGCGACGCAATATCAGTTGCTTGGAGCCGGGATACTTGAGTGCGTACAACAATGCGTCTATCAATTGCCCATAGCTCTTGCCTCCGCCTGCCGCGCCTCCAAACAGCACCTCGAACGCGTCCGCCTCAATAAACGCAAGCTGCCGCGCCGATACATCCAAGTCGACCGTCATTTTGCCACCCGAATGTTAACATCAATCGTGCCTTCTCCTGCAACGCTTATGTTGTCGGTAAACAGCTTATGCTTTCTTCCCAGCAATTCAAGCGCCTTCATCCGTTGCGTCACGCTCACGGGCCGCTCCACTGGATTTCCAAACATATCTATGCTTGGGTAAACCTTTTTGCCGAACGCCATAGCTGTAAGCTCCTCCAGTACTTGCGTTGCCGTAGCAATCGTTTCTCCATCGGCCTTGCCCCTTATCTCATCCAGCAAATCCTCGTACCTTGCCCGTACCTTATCCATCTTAAACAAATTTGAAGCTTTACTGTCTACCGTAGCGTCCGAAGATTTTTTGCAGTTATAGGCTGCACGATATGCTTCACGCTGGCTCTTACCCTCTGTGAGGCCGCGTACAAACTTCTCTTGCTTTGCGGTCAGCCCAGTATGTATCGATTTGTTCCCTTTACCCATTCTGGGCACCCCCTTTCAGGCATAAAAAATAGGCCCAGGGTTTCCCCTAAGCCTATCGTATCAAAAAAGCAGTTGGATTTTGCGCCACGTTTTATTTGCCTTTTTCTCGTTCCATACGCTCACGTACAGCCTGCAAAACATATGCCTGTGTAGACTGTCCCGCCGTTATCGCGGCCTTTTTAATTGCCTCTCCCTCTGCCTTATATGGCTTTAGTAGTATCTGCATGTACTTTGCATCGCTCTTTTGATTGCTGCGCTTTTTGGCCTCGTTATATGCCATTGTATCACCTCGCGCTTATTATAACATATATACAAATTGCACGATATAGTGAAAACAAACAAAACAGCGCACACGATATAGTGCAACTATACAAATTCACGATATCGTGCTTGACTATTGCACGATATCGTGCTATTATTTAGACACAGCAAGGGCAACGGCAAACCGAAAGCGAGGTGAGCCGATGACCTGCAAAGACTGGGCGAAGCTGGACAGCAAAACACAAAAGCAGCTTTTCGCCGCAGCAGTTGCAAAGGCAACAAAAAAGGCCAGTAGCCGCTAACTACTGACCCAAAGGCACACCCACACAAAAGCTGTTGCCCTTGTCTGTATTTTACCATATCGCCCACACAAAATGCAAGGAGGATGCGAAGCATGACAAATCTTGAGATCATCACCAACGCGGCAATCGCGGCTGAACTTTATACGGAAGATGAGGCCAAAACCATTATCAGCGAACGGGGAGAACTCCCCATCCATACATACACACAATGGCGCAAGATGGGATATCAAGTAAAGCGCGGAGAAAAAAGTGCTCTTGTATGTGATCTGTGGCGCTGGAAGGAAGAAAAAACCGAAGTCACCACAAAGGACGGAAAGGCAGAAGATATTGACACTTCCCACCACTACAAACAAAAGGCTTATCTTTTTACTGTGCAGCAGGTTGAAAAAGTACAGCAAACCCCAAGACTTGATATCAGGGCCTATAACGCCATGTTGGCCGCACAGCGGAAAGCAAGTGCATCCGCTTAATATGTCAATAAGCTGTCCTATCGGTACACGGGGAGAAAGGGAATACAATAGGCACCGTATACGACAACATGCAGCCGGTCACGGAGCTGCGCATTTTGAAGGAGGAATAACCATGTATTACGAGATCAACGAGGAACTTTGCAAGCGAGGCCACGAGCAGAATCACCTTATCACCGACTACAAGCCCGGCAGCACGACGGCGAGCTACCGCGCCGCTGTGGATGCGTTTGCCGCAAAGTGCGAGGCTGCAAAGCAAGGATGCCGCCCCGGACATGAGGCAAAATTAGACGCATTGGCCGACCGCTATGCCCGCCGCCTCGCGGCATACTACAACAACAGCGCCGCAAATAATGCCAGGCACGTATCGTGGTTTGTTGCAGGCCCCAGCAATTACAACATGCGGGCGCATGAGAAGTGGAGCCGCCGAGAAGAAAAGCTTCGGGAAGATTGGAACGCCATCCAACGGATGGAGGACGAGATCAGCCGCGCCGCGGGCGACCCCAGCACGATTCTATCCGGCGACCCCGAAGCGGTTGAACAGCTCCAAGCGAAGGTGGAACGCCTGACGCTTGCGCAGGACACAATGAAAGCCGCGAATGTCCATTACCGCAAGCACGGCACCATGGACGGCTTTGAAATGTCGCCCGAGGCCGCGAAAGCCGTCAAGGAAGTCACGCTTTACGCCCGCGGGCCGTTTCCGACCTATGCCTTGACAAACAACCGGGCCAACCTCAAACGTACGCAGGAGCGCCTTTCTGCACTGCTGGCGGCCAAGGAGACAGCGCCGGTTGAGCAGCAGGCCGCCGAGGGCTGCACCTACCGGGAGGATACCGAGATCATGCGCGTGCAGCTCATTTTTGAGGACAAGCCGGATGCCGACACCCGTGAGCTGCTGAAAGCCAACGGGTTCCGCTGGGCACCGTCGCAAAATGCATGGCAGCGCCAACTTACAGACAACGGCAAGCGCGCCGCGCGAGAAGTAATATCAAAACTGTAAAGCAAATCCGGAGGTGAGAAGCCTCCGGATTTTGCTATATCAATCCCAATTCTTTCGCCAGTGCCCAGCAGAATTTCCGTTTCTCCCTTGTGAACGTTCTGCGGCTTACCGCAAACCCGTAATGCGCCTCCAAAAAATCATACGGCCAGTCCTTTTGATTGATGATGGATAACTTCACCGCGGCTATAAGCGCCCTGCGCGCCGCGGCAGCATCATTATCAAAGCTTTGCCCAACGCTTTCCTCCGCACGCGCCACAGCTTGCTTATATCGGTCTGGCAGCACATCCAGCGCCTCAACAACTCCCGCGCACGCGCGCACGATTCCATGCGGAAGATCGTACACCCCAACACCTCCCGAATCATACTTTCTTCCCCGGTCTGTATGACGTACCGGGCCGTTTATAGCATTCGTGCGGATGTATACCGCGCGGGACATCCGTATCAAGCAGATAGTGGCACGCGTTCATAGCTCCGGCCCCTCCATGCCGCAGCGGTCTGTAATAATAGCAGCCTGTGCATTTGACGACATGCTATCCGCCCGGTTGCTCCTGCGGCTTAGATGCTTCTTGCTTTAGGCGCTCATTTCTCCGCTTCAATGCCGCTTTCGTACTCGCAACGCTCCGCTTATGCGCGCACGCATTGCAGTATCTGCGATTTGGAGCGTATACGAACTCTGTACCGCAAATCTCACATTTTCCCGTTTTCGTCGTCATATCGGCCACCAATCACCAGACACGCCCACATAACAATAGGGCAGGACAGAAGCAATACAATTCCCACAGCCTTTACGAAAGCTATGATTATTTCGAGCATGCCGGGGCCTCCTTGAGCCTGTTTGCTAGCCTGCGCACCTTGTATTGCCTGCGGTTTTCCACAGCGTCAAAGCACTCGTACATCATGCAGAGTTGCTCCATCATAATAGACACGTCCGCGATCTCGTCAACGATGGCATCCGTGGCCGCCGGCTTTTCGTTCACGCCCGCCCTCCGCATTTTACAAATCGCCTTGATGAGTTCGCTCATTTCTTCGATGGCTACATCCTCTTGCGCGGTCTGGCCGTATGTAAGGATTGCCTTTTCAAATACTTCTTTCACTGGTTTTCCCCCTCACACATTTTTTACGCCTCTGCCCACCGGAATGAACGAATACACGCCAATCACAGGCGCAAGCGGCAGGCTCGCATGACAGGCAGTCACCATCATGGCAAGCGCATTTTCGTCAACTTTGGCGCTGTCATGCATGACAATAGCATCCGATTCGCCCCTGCGCGTTTTCACACGCACGCGCTGCCCTTTTTTCAAGTCAACAGGCGTTTCAAAAAGATAATTACCGAATCCATAGTCGGCTTCATGCCTTACAAGTACAACGTTCGTCATAATCTCAAATCTCCTTTTTTTTACACTTCACAAATTCGCAATTCCCATCAAGCGGGCAGCTGGTGCAAGTCCGTGTGTCCGTGTACGTTTCCACACGCTTTAAAATGCCGCATCTTTCAATATTTTTCGGCACATACGCCCCGCACGGCCATGTCAAGCCAGAGCCTGTCCGGCAGTCATCGTACTTGGTACAGTTTTCACACTTCATCACTGCGCCTCCTCTGCTGGCTGCTGGAGCCATTCCAGCACGCACTTTTCACATTCATTATTGCAATCTGCAAGAATTTGTTCATCGCATTTGCATGCGCCGGTATAGCTCCAATCCGGAATGAACTTTGCCAGCTCTACATCGCTCATAGCCCGGATGCGGTCGGCGTTCGTGAATGGTGGAAGCAAAACTTTCTGATTGAATTTATCGCAATCGCTTCCCTCCAAAAAATATCCTACATCATATCCGCAGCACTGCTCCTTGAATGGACATTTTGCTTTTGCTCTCGGATCGCATTTAATCATGATCGTCCTCCTTCGGCTTTGAGCGGTAAGCAATCCATGTTTTTCCGTATTCATCGCCTCTCCCCGCAATTAACCGAGACAAATTATATGCATCCCTCCATCGTGAAGTGTAATCAATTGGAATTGTAGGTTTAAAATCCACATACAATGGTTTAATATCATTTGGATGTCCTTTTGTTATATGTTCCTTTACTTCCTCCAGCGTCAGCGGCTGCGGGTTCTCGTGCACCGCCTTATATCGGTCGCGCTCTGCGGTCACCGTGGCAAGTTCGCCTATGAGATTCGTGTTGTCGATTCTTTCGTTGGTTAATTCGGCGTGCAATTGTTCAATGCGGTCCGCTGCTGTTATAAACTCTGAACGCTTACATAGAGTTGGTTCCCATTCGTCCATCATGCAATTAGCATTTAATCGCAACCGCTCTACAAGCTCTTTATCTGTCATGCTCTGCCTCCCTTTCCTTCAGCGCGGCCTCGGCGGCTTCGCGGGTCAGAAATACGGTTTTGCCGATGTCCTGTAATTCGTATGATGTAACCGCATTCCGAAAGTTTTCAGCGTGTATCACTAAATGATTCACACTTTTAGACAGAAGCATCGACAGGGATATCACGATTTTCTCTCTTACTTCTCCGAGCGTAACATCGTATAATTTATCCCCCACATCGCACGGCAGCACCACAAGCCGCCCCTTTTTCTTCGCCTGCGCCTGCGCCAGCTCCTCCGGCTCCAGCCCGGTTTCCTCGTAGGCGGCGAGGCGTTCAACCCAGTCTCCACTGTATTCTGTATCGCCAATTTTAAGCCGCCATTTTCCACCGTCAAAGTATGTATATCTCTCCATGTCAATCCTCCCGTATGTCTCCGGCCCATTGCTCTGCCATAGCACGGGCTATTCCAGGGAATGTCTTTGCCCGGTTTTTTGCTCTGTCTTCGCTCGGCGGCATTTTCCATATCCTCTGCTCTCTCCCATCAACGATGTTTGTTGGGACAAGCAATGGAATCCCTTTAAGCCACAAGCACGTCTTTTTTGTTTCCCCGTGCCCAAACTGCCACGGCTGGATAATCTGATCCGGCTTTCTCCACACGCTTGACATAATCCCAACTGGATTTTCTATCGCTATTTTTGGGCAATCTGCGTTTGCAAACCGCATAAAAAAATCAATCGCCGCTTGCTGCCGTCCGTCTTTGCGCTTTTGCTCAAAATACCTTGCACCACTCACAGCCAAATGGGTACAAGGAGGAAACGCAAGAATCATATCCCATTTCATTTTCAAAAGTTCCAGGGCGTCCACCTGCAAATGCCACTCAGGGTGCCCGCCGCTGCATGGTTCAATGTCGCAACTGTATGCCTCATGTCCTAGCCTGCGCATTTCGATTGTTACCGCCTGCGATTCTTCGCAGGCTACTAAAATTTTCATTGTGAACCCTCCCGGCGCTGGCCTCTGCTGCAAAAATCAATAAGGTTGATATTACGGTTTGTCATCTTACAGTAACACCAGCTTTCGGCTTCGTTTTCTCCAATACACACAAACTTACATTCATTGCAGTAGCACACACCAGCAGCGTGCACCGGGTCAACGGAAGGCAGTTTATTTGCCTGCGCAATCGCACTATCGTATCCAGCACATTTATCTGGAATGTTACCATTCAAGCGACGTTTGAATTTCAGGCGCTCAATCAGCGTATCAGCGTCAATCAGCCTTGTCATTATCAGCCCTCCGGTTCCATGCTTCTTGTGCTTCGAGGTACTCAGAATCATTTTTTTTGTGATATTTTGCGCTGTATAACACCCTATTTGAACGAGCATCACAGTTTGTGCAGCGCACATATACAGCATCGCACCAATGGCCTTTAGTTTTTACTTGTTTCCTTGCAAATTCAGCTTTTCCCCCGCAGAAAGGGCACGGTTTCAAATCAGTCATTGTCATTCCCTCCGTCCATCTTGGCGCCGCAGTTGGGGCAGTAATTATCAACAATTCTCACATGGCGGCAATGAGAGCAAGTACCCACCTCATGCCCGTTTTCTTCATGGAGTTCTATCCACTCACCACGCGCCACCGGTGCGGCGTCAACGGCCGGGGCGTCCTCTATGTCTCCGACATCTACCACTTGCACATATCCGCACTGTGTATCTGCTTCCCATGCTTTTTCCAGCAGCGCCTTTCGGCTTATCAAATCGTCCATTTTCTTTCTCTCCAATCACATCGGCTCTACGCCCATCTTTTCATAGCTCATCCTCGATATCGGCTACGTCTACACCAGCTTCACGCAAATCTCTCAGCATCGCAAAATCCGCGCAGTTGTCAGCCCGCAGCTCACCGTATTTCTCGCATACCTGCGGCATCTCGGATTGGATTCGCTCGATATCCTCAGCAGTAAATCCGGCATTGAGCGCTGCGCACATCCACAGATACTGTGCACGCCTGGCAACGTCATCCAACTGCTTTTCAATCACCCGTTTTGCAGCATAGGCGGCTGCCTGCCGCTCTTTTACAGATAGGCATTTATCCCTGTATCTTGCGTTCACACGTCATCCATCCTTATTTGTCTTGCTTTCAACTTTTCTTTTACTTCGCTGCCCAACAGCGTTTTATCGCCAGTCATAGCCGCAATGCATGTGCAGGCTAGTGGAAACAGCACGTCAATTCCTTCTCCGCTTTCCAGCGCCTTATGCAGCCGAATGCGAAACTCGTTCGATACCTTTAATCCAGTCTGCCATTCATCTCGCAGCATGTCACGGGTCTGTTCTGTACTGACAGCTCGTTCAAATGCATTCCGAAGCCGTACCTTTTCATCATGCGCAGCTTGCACATTCACAACACCTCGTCTATAATCCTCATAGAGATGTCTGAGCGCAAAATAACACATCTGTTCATGCAGAGGCGCGTTATCCGGCATCGGTTCAAACTTCAGCACGGAATGTTCAATTTGTTTAAAATCCATTGTTTTTTCCTCAGTCATCGTAACCACTCGTATCCACCTTGTAACCACCCCACTGGTTACGTGTTTTTTGGCTTTGCAAAGCCATTTTTCAAGGTATGTAACCACTGTAACCACTATTTGTGGAAACTCCTATACGCGCGAACACACACAACCCATTTTTTACCAGCATATATGTTTCGTACGTGATATGTATATCAAAACAGTGGTTACACTGGTTACAGTGGTTACAAGGTCTGATTTTTGGCTCTGTTGAGCCATTTTTTTGTAACGCAAAACGTAACCAGTAGAAGTTTGAGTGGTTACAAATCAGTCCGGAATGTAGCCCAAAGGCTCAAAATCGTCATTTTCAAGCTGCGGGAGCCTCAAAACCACGCATCTGGTGGGGATGTTGTTGATTCTGACAGTCTTCGTCAGATGCGGTTTGCTCGTTTGCAGGTAGTTGTTCTGCGCGAGCCAGCTCAACAGCGCCTGCGCGTTGTATCCTCCGTCTGCGCATATCGAATCAAATACCTTCCGTATCACGATCGCCGTATCATCGTCCTCCAGCCGTCCCCAAACATCGCTCACCGGGGCATCTCCGCCAAGGAACTTGTTCGCATTTTGGCTGATCGTTTCGCATAAATACTGATATCCGCGCTCATGCGCTGAAACGCTTGCCTTGGTTCGCAGAAATTCGCTGATTTCACCGGCTGTGAGCGCGCGGCCATCTTTAAAAATCCACTCTGTTGCAAGATTGTCGGCTGTAAGCACAAGCGCCGCAGCCATAGCCTGCTTTTCCGTGGTATCTCCCTCGCCAAGCTGTACGCTGTACCGTTTAAACAGATCGGCAGCGCGCTCCATTGCACCGTCCTGTTGTAAGTGCTCAACAAATGCACGCCCCGCAAAGCCGTAGTTTTTACGAACGGTATCTGCAACGCCGCGCGGGTCTTCAAACAGTTTTTCCCGGCATTCTATTTCGATGATACGGTTTACCGCACCGCCGCCGCTGCCCGCGCCTGTAATAGGCATTTCTCCGCTTGTAAGGATGCAGTTTGCCCAGGTAGGGGTTTTATCCACCCCTCCGCTTTTCGTGCCTCTGGTGCGCCCTGCACCCTCCGAGAGCATATAGATGTCCTTGTCAAACTCCCGCTTGTCCTTTACGATCTGCAGCTCGTCCAGTATCAGAGGCAGACTGTTTACAAACGCCGCAGACTTTTCCCGGCCAACCGCAGTGCTGTTGAATGTGTGGATGAAACGCCCGATTTCAGGGTTTGCCCATACGCTGGCTGCCAGCATAAGGCCCACGGTCTTGCCGGATTCCGTGCCTCCCCAAAGGTGTACGAAGAACGGCAGACCGCCCAGCGGCTTTACAAGCACAGACGCAAACGCCGATGCAAGGATAACGCGGGCAAATACACTCTTCTGCCGGATGCCGCGTGCCATGCCGAGCCATTTTTCCATGCTGCCGCGTTTTTTCACGCTCTCAAAAAAAGTTCGAAAATTTGCGTCTCCGTCAAATACAAGTTCTTCCACGTAGGGCGAAAAACCCTCATCCTCAATCCAGCCTAGGCGGCTCACACTGTTTTTTTCAGGGATCCGCTCATAGTTCAAAGATTCGAGGTCATAGAAATACTGTACCAGGTGCTTTGCGCTTTCAGACGTCACAGCGACGCCCACGTTTGCAAGCTCCAATATCTTATTTGCGCTGGCCAACACGCCTTTTTCAGCTATGACTTTGCGCCATTGCTTGCCCTTTCGATAGGCAATCTGAAGCTTCTCTGCGCCCGTGTCGATGTTTACGAGCCGCAGCACCGGCATGATCGGATGATTGCACGCCTCAATATCCGAACCATATGGACCATCCGTTCTTATCCCAAATTCATCCGCCACCCAGCGGCCGGAATCCAGTTCCATTTCCTGTCCATCAAATTGCGTGACATTCGGCACCATGATCTCTTTGTTTTTGATGCGCAGGCTGTCTATGTATGCCTTATAGAGTTTTTTGAAGCCGTTCACGCCGACCGATTTTGCCCAAATCGTCATCTGTTCCAACGCACGATCATGTACAAACGGGTCTGCCTTGTGCGCATAAACATCCTCAAACGGCTTCGTTCCTTTTAAAAAATCGTCCTTTGTATAGGGCGATATCGTCATTTCCTGTGATATTCAAATCACCTCCAAGGGTGGCCTTGCAGCCACTCCCATTCGTCTTCACAACCACGCACAGCGGCAATATAGCTTGGATACATTGTTTCACTGCCCAAGAGCGGGCGGAAGTCTTTCTCCGCTTCCTCACAGGCTCTATACCGCAGCATATGGCTGTCCCACTCTTTCCTGTATGCAGCCAGCTCTTCCAGCTCTTTTGCACTCTGTGCGCGGCGCTGAGCGGCCATGGCGCGGGTATCGGTCTTTTCATCATCTGTAAACCCGAAATCCGCGCCAAGCCGTATGACCGCCTGTGAAAAGTTGAGTCCAAACAGCTTCATCACGAAACTGATCACGTCGCCCCCGGCGCCGCATCCGAAGCATTTCCAGCGTTTGTCATTCGCATATGTGCCAAGGCTCGCGGTTTTCTCGCTGTGGAAAGGACATACGATAAAGCCTGCACGATTCTGTTCAAAGCCATACTTGGCGAAGATATCCCGCATCGTAAGGCTGCCCTTGATAATGTCCACCGCACGCCCCATCAGAATGCCTCGCTTTCCAAAAGCTCCTTTGCTTCCCGGTACAGCACCTCACGTATCAACGGCCCGCTCAGCTTCGGCTCGCAGAAAAGCAGCTGGCAGTTGTACCGCGCCAGCCACGCCGTCATACTTGCTATCAGCGCCTGCGGCGTCATTCTCGTGCGAAATTCACCGTCCCATGCCTGTTCCCATGAGCCGTTTTCCACAAGCAGATAGATTTTCGCGCCCATGCCGGCCGCGCGTTCAAATTCGCGTGTGAACCTGTCCCGGCTGCGCGTGTAGCATTGGCACAACTCGTCAAGGCTCATTTTCCGTTCCACGGCCACACGCCCGGCAAGGCTCCACCAGTCGCCTGTGGGCAGCCGGAACTTCGCGGAATAGTCCCCAAAGTCCAGCTTCTGCCTCTCGTACGGGCATTCCATTTTCTTTAAACGAAGCCGCAGACGCGGCGTGTCCTGTTCCCGTGTGTCCACCAGTATCACCATGCTGTCAAGCACGGATTTTTGCTCTACCGGATGCATCAGAAGGGCAAATCTTCGTCATCGTCAATGGTGGCGAAATCATCTGTATCCGCAGCCACGTCAATGCTCACGGCATTTTTGTTCGGCTTGTCAGCAGGCAGAGTAAACTTGCCATTACGCACTCGTTCTACCGTCAGTGCTCTAAACGGCTGCGCTTTCCATCCATTGCGCGTCCCCATGGCCCATTGCTCGTTGCGGAACAAAATGCCGACCATCTTCCCCTTGAGCTGTTCTTCGTGTTCAAAATCAAAATGGTACCCGATATTGCTTTCTTCGACAGCTTCGATCAGCGCCTTGAGTGCGCTCTTTGTCCACTCGTCATTTTCCGTGCCGTCGTCTTTGGGGAGATACTGCCGGAGCACACCTTTCCACTTCTTGTCCTCGCCGCGCTGCGCATCGAAATCCTTCTTGTAGTGCCCTGTAAAATCTCCCTCTGCAATGTCGAATGCGATCTCCAGCTTTTCAAAGGTGCTGCTGCCGTCGCGGCTCTCGTATGTGCGTACTCCTGCTTTCAAAATTTTGCAGATGTATGCTCCCACAGGCAGTTTTTCCCGCTCCGCTGCGGCTTTTACATTTTCCCAGTTATCAGGTTTTTTAATTGCCATTTCCATTACTCCTTTTCTTTTACAGCCTTTTCCAGTCCGTAATATTCGCGGATGATTCCATCCACGGCTTTCAAATCGTTTTCAATTACCGGCTCGAACATTTCCATCGGGCTCTTCGCAGTCGTGGTACCGTCGCTCTGCGTGATAAATTGATGATTTCGCCCGTCCGTCTGGCACAGCAGCACGATGGAAAACAAACCTTCCAGCGTCAATTTTTCATCCAACATCTTACCGATGGTCTTTGCCTTGATTCGCCCGTCCACCACGTCCACGTGGTGCAAAAAGTACACGATCACATCATCCGGCAGTTTTTTGATAACGAGCTGCACGAGATTGTAAAAATGCAATGCCATGTCTGTGAATTTCTGATATCCCACCTCAGCCGATTTGCTGAACATCTCAAAGCACATCAGATATTGGCTATCGTCAATAGCAAAAGACTTGCACTTGCCGCCCAGCAGGCCGGACATGATTTTTGCGTATTCATCTGTGTTTTTGCTCGGCAGTTTCTTTTTAAAAGGCAGCGGTTTCCCGGCCACATTGAAAATACCGATCTCACCCGGCTCAAAGTTCCGCAGGCTCGCGCTTTTTCCGCTCCCGCTCTCGCCTAGAATCAATACAGGGATTCCGATAAGTCATTCCTCCTTGTCAAACACGACACGTTCAGCTGCGTTCAAAATGAATATGCTGCCGAGCTGTGTCATCGAAAGCGTGCTCTCGTTATACACGTCAACCAATGCGTTATATGCTTCCGTGCTTATCCAAATCTGTGCACGGTTATTGTTGGTGTACTTTTTGGTTCTCGCTGGGATATGGATTTTACCGTCATTTCTCTCCATTGTTTTTCTCCTTCAGCGGGCAAAAGTGCCCGCGCTCCTTAAATGGTTCCAGCAGCCATTCACCTGTGAACCGGCAGCTGAACCGTTTAAAATCCTCCTCATACCGGCATCCAATCAGGCAGTACCTGCAGACCTTTTTCCCTTTTGGGAACCAAAACGGATCCGTCAGATACAGCGCTTCAAATTCCTGTATGCCAGCTGGGAAATCCTCCGTGATGGGATTCAAGCTCCCACCTCCAGATCTGCCAGCTCCTCGTCTATTTCTTCGATTTGAGCATCCAGTTCAAAGCGTTCAGTCTGGAGTGCATCTTTTTTGGCAAGAAGTTCTTCAATACGCTCTTTTTTCAGCTCATCCGCATGCGATAACTCCGGCGCAAAAATGCCATACGCAAATTCGTCGTTACTATATGCCATTTGACAAACGCCCTCTTTCGGTGTATTTTATAGATAGTGTATTTTTCTTTGTTGCCTTGTCCGTGTTGGTAGCGCGGGCAGGGCTTTTTTCATTTGTGTACATATTTAACTTGTACCTCAAATTTCTACATGGTATCCTTATGAACAAGGAGGTGATGACATGGACTTTGATTATTCGTGCATTTCCGATGTGGTAGATGCTTTAGGCGCTGATAGCGCTCAACAGTACTTAAATCTTGGTTGGATTTTGCTAAATACTGTAGCACTCCCATCCGGAGAAGATTCGTGCATTGTATATTCTCTTGGATGGAATGGAATGCGCGGAGAAGCTAAAAGGCCGTGACCGCTACATAGGATCAATCAGCAGTTCTTCCCATAGAAAATACAAACGGTTCATTCGTTGTTGCGTAGATTGCGATCCACTTTCCACTGGATAGCATCTGCGCAACTTCTTTTATGTCCTTGACTTCGCGTATTTCTTTAACATATTTGAGTTCTTCGCGTGCAACCTGATTCACTTTATTTGTCCTCCTCTAACGCATGAATGATATGATCAGTGCCAAAACAGACAGCACAAGTGCAACTGTTTGCAGCCATTCAGGACAATGTGGTACTTTCAATTGAAATCCTCCTCTCTCACCGATATGTACCCACCAATCCCAGCCAGCACTAGCACCAGCCCAAACGCCAGCGTTGCAAGCCCCGGCAGCATGTCCGAGTTGCCCCGGCCTATCGCCTGCAGGCCGTCCAGTACAGGTAGCATAGCTGCAATCAGCACCACCTTATAGATAAGGCTTGTCCATCCACGCAGGCCGCGCGGGAGACGCAGGCAGAACGGGTTAGGCTTGTCCATTTTCGTTACCTCTCACGCCACGTGCCCACGCAAGGAACGCTTCCCTTGGAACCATAAGGCGATTCCCGTTCCAAGTGAAATTGAATGGCCATCGTTGCTCTGGGTCGTCTGAATGCGCCTTTCTCAGAACATCACCCGGAGACATGCCGTATAGTGCGGCAATCTCCTTTGTTCCAATCCGTTCGCGCGTCATTTCTTCAATATCTTTCAGTGTCATAATTTCTCCTCGTTCGTTTTGTGGGGTGTTAAATCCGGTAGTCGCTTCACCTCATTTGTGCTACAATTGGTGCGAAAGGAGGTGATATTTTGGACTACCAGATTTACGATGAATTGCAGGCCTCTCTCGGAGGGGTAGCGGATGGGTTCGCACAAAGCGTCAACGCTGTCATCACCAGCTCTGATGCATCGGACGAAGCCAAGTCGCTCGCAACTCAACTTTGTAAAGAAGTAGAAAAATCTTTCAATGAATTGGCCGTATCTTTATCAGAAGCCCTTTCCGCAATTGCAAAATAAATCATTTGCTGCCGCTGGGCCCATCCAGCGGCTCTTTTTCTACAGCTATGCCAAGTACCGCGTTTAACCGCATCGTTGTCGTTCGCAATGCGTCAATCTGTTCTTTTGCCTGTTGAAGCAAATTCATGATTTCTTCATTGTCGAATTTTACGTTCATTATCATCTCTTTCACCTCTTCTTTTCGTCCGGTTTATGGGACATATAATGTGTTATTCTGTTGGTGCTGGGATTTCCAAAATTTTGCAGATGCTTGCAACTATTCCCGGCGTGGAAATTTCACCTCGCAAAATGCGCTGAAGGTATCCACCGTCAAAATATTTTCCAGTGTCTTGTGAGACTTCAGTGATTAGCCATTCTTGCGTTTGGTTAATATCCACAAGTCGCTTTTTGATTTCTTTGCCGAAATCACAAACTTTTGCCATTCAGTAAAACGCCTCCTTTCTTCGCTTGACAATTACTTGGAATAGTAATATAGTAAAGATGTCATCCAATGCTAAATTACTTTTCTCGGTAACCTCTGTGCTTAGTATATTACTTTGTTTGGTAAAAATCAAGCAAGTTTTTACTTTTCGCGGTAATTTAGCGTTTTAAACAAAAGGAGCGCCTAGTTATGAGCGAATTGTACAATCTTATAGAAAGTCTCTGCAAAGAAAAGGGAACAAATATTACGGCCATGTGCAAAGCAGCAAAGATTAGCCGTGCCCCTTTAACAGAATTAAAAATGGGGCGTTCAAAAACTCTATCTTCTGCCACGCTCTCCAAAATTGCCGCCTACTTCGGTGTCTCCGTCGACTATCTTTTAGGCAACAAAGAAAAGCCCGCCCCGGAGAGCCGGAACGGGCTTAGTATCAAAGAGCAGAAAGATATAGCGCGAAAATTGGAAAAGATGATGGATGAGCTTGAAGAAAGCGGCGATCTGATGTTTGACGGCGATCCTGCGAGCGAAGAGGCAAAAGAGAGCATCCGCAATGCTCTTGCAATGGGCCTTGAATATGCCCGTAAGGTGAACCGCGAAAAGTATAATCCGTATAAGAATAAAAAGAAAAAAGACTGAGTGTGCAGGAGGAGGATGGCACATGCAGATGTTGAATCGCGCCCGTGCTGTCATTCGTAAGTACGGTGATAATAACCCAAAAAACATCTTAGAATCGCAGGGCGTGAAACTTTTCTTTTTACCGATGATCGGTATTCGGGGTATCTATAAAAGAATAGAAGGCAACACGATCGTGTTTGTCGATTCCAACCTTGACGAGCGCACCAGGACTTTTGTGCTTGCCCACGAGCTGGGGCACCATCTTTTACATAAGGGCACGAACCGCATTTTTCTTGACCGCTGTACCTTGCTCAAGACGTCACGCTACGAAGATGAAGCCGACCTGTTTGCTACGTGTCTTTTAGCCCCTTGGCCGGATGATGTTCTGTTTGAAGGCGAAACAATGGACGACCTTGCAACACGCATTGGCGTCCGCCGCGAGGTCGCAGAGATGTATCTGAACGAAGTGCGCAGGCAATAAAAAATACCACAGAATAGTAAAAACCACAACATATAGTATGAAGCGAATTGGAACGGTACAAATGGGAAAAAACACCAGTTGATTTATCGACGCGGCGGGCATATAATGTGTATATGATACAGACCCCGCCACGCGAGCCGAAAGGCAGCGTACCATGGCGGGGTCGATTTCATTTAGGGGTATAACCATGAAAGAGTTAAAAAAGCATCTCTCTTTGCATGAACAAGTGGAAAAATTAACCCAGCGTGGGCTTTTAATTTCGGAAAGAGAAAAAGTTGAAAGTGCCCTTTTCAATATTAACTACTACAGACTGTCCGGCTATTTGCATGATTTTAAACAGCCAAAAAGTGATTCGTATATTGATAATCTCTCTTGGGATATCCTCAAGAGCATTTATGACTTCGATCGAAAGTTTACGCGTATATTGATGTATGCGCTGGAGGATGTTGAAGAAACATTAAAGACACGATTGTCGTATACGATTACAAGTCAATTCCCCGGAGACCCTCTTATTTACCTAAAACCGACAATTTATAAAGCTTATGAACCGTACATTAGATTTCTTGAACACTTTTATAAATCTGTTGAAAATAATAAAGCGTTGCCTTTTGTAAAACACCACATAGATAATTATGATGGATTTTTGCCAATGTGGGTGGCGGTTGATTTGTTCACGATGGGAAATCTTCACGCGGTTTACGATAATCTGGGAACAAAATACAAAAAAGATATTGCTCGTTCGTATAACACGGGACCGGTACAATTAGCAAGCTGGATAGAAAACCTTACTTTCACTAGAAATCACTTGGCTCACTATATGCGTATCTATAATTTTAATTATGGCCGAACTCCAGCGCATTGCAAACACCACCCTCTCGCATGTACTCCTACGGGGATGGTATTTGACCAGATTTGTGTAATGTCTTTTATGTACTCAGACGCAGCAGAGTGGAATGGCTATGTTCTTCTCGAACTGGAACGAATTTTGGATGCATACTCGGATTGCGTTTCGCTCTCCTGTATTGGTTTCCCTGAAAGCTGGAAAGAAATTTTATCAAAATAAAAAACGCCCCGGTGCTACCAACACCGAAGCGTTTATATAGAACAGCTTACCCAATGGGCAATCCGTCCGACAATGTGATTGTACCACCTTTGGGCAGGCTTTGTAAAGTGCGCCCGGAGGTGTTTTTATGTTATGTAAAAAATGCGGCAAAGAAATTCCCAATGAAAGTATGTTCTGCAATTGGTGCGGAAAGAAACAAACCATGCAGCAAAAGAAAGGAAAACAGCGCGGCAACGGTTCTGGCACAGTGTACCAGCTCCCTAATAAAAAGTGGAGAGCTGAAGTGCGTGTCATGGCCAATGGCGCCAATATACGGCGCACAAAAGATGGGTTTCTCCGAAAAAAAGACGCTCTGGACTATTTGCCCATTTTGAAAAACGGGAAATACACTGTCTCGGAAAAGTCGCCTATTCTGCGCGACCTTTATAACCTTTGGAAAGAAACAAAAAAATATAAAGGAATGTCGGAAGACAAAAAATCTCATTATCTCACTGCATGGGGCCGCCTCGAGGAGTTACAGCACCGGGATATTCAAACGCTTACATTCCTCGAAATGCAAGAAATTGTTGACGGCGCACCGGGTGCATATTACCCAAAGCGTGATATTAAAACGCTTTTATCCCATATGTACAAAATTGCAGAAAGAGAAGAAATACTTCCTCCAAACAAAAACTTAGCTCAATATATCGAATTGCCTCAAACGCCCAAATCCAAACGCGACGCATTTACATCAGAGGAGGTAGCAAAGATATGGAAAGACTACGAAAACGGAAATAATTTTGCGGGATACGCTTTGGCAATGATCTATACCAGCATGCGGACAGGCGAGTTATTTGCACAACGGGTAAAAGACATTTTCCTCGATAAAAAATACATGATTGGGGGAATTAAAACGGAGGCGGGTATAAATCGAGTGATTCCATTGGCTGATTGCATCATTCCCGTAATAAAAAAGCAAATCAGCCTATCCAAAAAAGGCGGAATCATCGACATGCGGATAGAAGATTTTTACGAAATGTGGGCTGAGTTCATACAGCGCACAGGGATACGCCCCTTGGATGCATATTGCTGCCGTCATACAACCGCGACCGCCCTTGCCGAAAAAAAAGTAGCCCCCGCCATCATAAAAGAAATCATGGGGCACACTTCATACAACACAACTCTTCGATATACCCATATATCCGTAGATGAAAAAGTAAAAGCAGTAAATAAGTTAAGAAAGAAAAAAAAGACAAAAAGTAGCGAATCCAAGGCGATTTCATCATCCAGCTATTGACAAATCTTTCCGAATCACTATAATACACGCATGGCAATAAGCGTGGCAATAGCAAAATTTTAATGGGATATTGAGGGTAAAAATAGATAAAAATAAAACCGCACCGAAAGCCCAAAAATGGCTTTACAATGCGGTTTTATGGCGGAGAAGGAGGGATTTGAACCCTCGCGCCGGTTTCCCGACCTACGCCCTTAGCAGGGGCGCCTCGTCACCACTTGAGTACTTCTCCAAAATGGCAGCGTTCATTTTTCCGCTATTCTGTTTTATGCACCAGCCGCCGGTTCCTTAAATGGCGGAGAAGGTGGGATTCGAACCCACGGAACATTGCTGTTCAACGGTTTTCAAGACCGCCTCCTTAAACCACTCGGACACCTCTCCCCGGTCTTGCGGCTTAGAGTGCGTTAATAATGATAACATATCCTTCCGTCGCTGTCAATATTATCGCCAAGATTTCGCACCGAAAAACATCTTCTATATTTTTTGGGGGAAATATGCTTTCAAACAGTTCTTTTTGCAAATAATCATCCACCGGCAAATGAACTGTTCCGGAACCAGAGGACAGTTCACGAGCCGGTGGTTTTCGGGATGCAAAGAAACAGGCGCCCGGGCAGGCGCCTGTTTCTTACAAATTGAAATTATTCCGCATTATCCACAAGGACAACTTCCGTATTACCGGCTTTGGCCTGCTTCTCAACAGCTGCCATCAGTACTTTCACGGACTCGCTGGACGAAGTTGCGCCAGCCACAGCCTCGATCTTATCGGCAGTACCAGCGGCTTTGACGTTTTCCTCAAGCTGGGGAATCCACTCGGAAGGAAGCGGATCCATCGGGTAAGTCTCTGCCGTGGCTTCGCTCTTCAGGTTGCCGTTGGCATCCTTCGCATCAAAATCCACATCCGTGATCACGCCGTCCTTATAAGTGACGGACAGATACTCCGTCCAATCATGGGACGGTTCCTTGTACTGGGCGGTATATGTGCCGTCCTTGATGCTGCCGCTGCCGCCGCAGGCCACCAGAGAAAGCGCCAGCACAGCCGCCAGAGCCAAAGTAAGCAGTTTCTTCATAGGGAATTACCTCCTAATTCAATCGCAAAACTCTGCTTGTGAAAGTTTTGTCATGGTTAGAATATCATTATCTGCACTGTAAGTCAACAGCAAAATAGTTACAATTCCTATTTTTTTACTCTGCTATCATCAATGCCCGTAAAACTATCTTTCCCATCCTGTGCCCAATCATGCAACACGCATGGGTGTCTGTTCCTTGGCAGCAACGCGCAGCACCGGCGCTTTGGGCGCGGGACGGAACAGGTTTTTCTCAGCCTGATACGCGGCATAAGCCAGTGCCGCACAGGCAGGCGTCAGCAGCATTTCCGCGCAAAGTTTTCCGGCGCCATAGGCTCCTACAAAGCAGATCGCGCCCAATACCAACAGAACGACCGCCATACGCAAAAAAAAGCTTTTCATTTCCTTTTTCATCATGATTCCTCTTTTCACAGCTTGAATCGCTGAATATTTCCTCTGTGTTTTCACAATAATACAACCGTTAGTTGTTGTCAAGACCGTTTAACAACTTTTTTTACAATTTAAAAGAAAAACCCGCTTTACTTTGACAACCATAAGTAGTAAAATCAAATATAGAATGATAGATAGAAATGAGGCATCCGCATGTTTGCACAACGTTTGAAAGAGCTGCGCAAGCTGAATGGGCTCTCCCAGGCGGCGCTTTCCAGCCTGCTGGGCGTCACGCAGCAGGCTGTCGGCAAGTGGGAGACCGGGCGTTCCAC